ATCAAGTACATCAAATATAACATATATGAAGAATTTAAATACTAATATACAATACAAATGGAACGGAAAAAGTTGGAGTAAAAGTTGGGAAGGATTCTATTCAGGAGGAAACTGGATGGCATACTTGGATGGCTAAATTAATGTATGTCTAGTATAATTTGTTCCGGAGCATTAATTTACACACTATCAACTAATAGATTTTTATTTTTACATCGAGCACAATCACGACAAAAAAATGTGTGGGGATTAGCTGGTGGAAGAAATGAAAATAACGAAACTGCTTGGGAAGGGTTACAACGAGAAATTCAAGAAGAATTAGGCAATCTTCCAGATATTAAAAAAACAATTCCATTAGAAACTTTTATTAGTAATGATGAAAATTTTAAATTTCATACTTATTTGTGCGTAATCGACGAGGAATTTATTCCAATTTTAAATAAAGAACACAACGGATATGCATGGGTGAGTTTTGGAAATTGGCCAAAGCCGTTGCATCAAGGATTATCAAATACACTAAGATCTAAAATAAATCAAAAAAAATTAGAAACAGTGTTTAAACTAATTGAGTTAGTTGTTTAATGCAAATCTACCCATGCGCCGTTTGCATAGCCTTGAAATTTATTTGTAGTAGTATTGTATATAGTATCACCATTTGCTGGAGTAATTGCGTCACGTTGTGTGGTTGTACAATTTGATAATCTAAAAGTATTTTGACCTGTCATTTTTACATGTCCACCAAGTTCAATAGTGCCAGCATCAATATCAATCAAGCCGTTGCTTTTCACTTTTATTTTGTATAAATCTACATCGTAGTGTTGTACTTTAGATACTGCCATAGTTCCTCCAATAGTTGTGTTAGGACAATCCTTAAAACTGTCCTAACTGATACTAAAATTAATTATTATGCGTTTTCAGCGAAGTCGCTGTCATCAGATCCGCCTGCTGCATCATCATCACCTGCTTCTTCAATCTGTACAGCACCGTCTGCTCCTGCAACTGTAAAGTTCCAAGAAATACTTGTACCGTCTAGTGCGTTAGTACCAGTAGCTGAAGGTTGCTTGACAGTAACCTTTCTGCCTGCGATTTTAGAAACACCGTATGTTTCGTTATCATCGCCTTTAACAGAAATTGTCATATCGGTTCCAGTTAATGCCGCTGGTAAAATACCAGTTTTTAATGTACGTATATACGCTGTACCAGGTGTTCCAGTTGCTCTAACTTTGAACTTCTTACTTCCTAGCTGTTTATCGATATATCCTTCAACAACACTAGTTCCATCATGAAAGTTTACTTTGATTTCGTTTCCAGCTGCTGTTGGCACTCCGAAAAATCTTTTGTTTAGTGGTCTTCCCATTTTTTTTCTCCTATAAAAGTAGTCCTATCCGGGTTCTAGCCGATACGCTGTTGGGACAGCATAAGTATACCAAATGGCACACTATCTGACGTATATATTTATCAAATACAAAAAAAGGTCCTGCCACGCATTGGGGCAGAACCTTCCTTAATTAATGTTGATAGGCTGGACTTAATGATCACCAACAACCTCCTAGTAGCTCATGCTAATTTCGGAGGAGCCTAGTATTGGACAGTTAATCCAAAAGTACATCTTCGTATCTCTACGCTCATGTTTTGCCACTACAGCATACTATCCAAGTTACAACACTACGCATTGTCATTCCTTGCACTATCTAACTTAGACCGTCGCCTAACTTATGTATTTAATATAGCAAACTTATATAGTGTTGTCAACCGTTTTTTTAAAAAAGTCAAGAAAATAGGCGCCGTAGCGCCTATTTTGTAATATAAAGTATAACTTAGCTAAAGCTTAGGTTACCCGAAGTAACTGAAACTAGACCTAAGTAGTCAGCAGCATTACCAAGAGAGCTAGCAGCGTTAGTTAATTCTACATAACCATAACGAGTCATGAAGCTAACAACTGGCTCAAATGTTGCTGGATCTAGCACAACACCAGAGCTCATCAACGGAATGTATGGGCAATAGAATGCTGCGGCATCGGATTCAGTTGAACCTTTATAGCCAACTAGAACATTGTCACTGGAAGAATATGTGTTAACATATATTTTCATTGCATTGTTCAATGTACCAACTAGTTTTGTGTTAGTTGGTGCTTCAAATGTACCTTCAGTTGTACGTGCAAACGCAGAAGTAGTTGCACTTTGTAGGATAGTTAGTACAGTTGGTGAAACAACTGCCCAGTTACCTGCGCCTCTACGTGTACGTTGTGCAATTAGGTTTGATACTCTGTTGATAGTAACAGCTAGTGCAGCATGTTCGTCACCAACAAAAGTAGCAGTACCACTAACAGCAGCCTGGTCGTAAGTTTGAGTAGCAGTACCAGCTAGTGTGGTTAAGCTACCAATTACTTCTTGATCGATTTCAGAAGTAATTTCTTGAGCAAGAGCAGCCATAATTTCTGCTTCTACATCAATACCATGCTGTGATTGAGCATCTTGTGCAGATTCAAAGGTCCAGCGAGCGGATAGCTTGCGTGATTTTGCTTCTACAGTCTGTTTCAAGATCTGGATGCTTAGTCTGTTTCCAGCTGTACCTTCCATGGATCCTGTTGAAGCTGCTTTATCATCTGCAGCAGCACCCGAATATCCTTCAGCAATTTTGAATGGGCTTAGTGCTTCTTCACCTGCGGATACATCGGTTCCACCAGTTGAGTTAAATGTATCTGCATACCGTACTCTCAATGTGTGGATTTGACCGACTGGGCCGGTCATTGGTTGTACACCAACTAGTTCATTTGCAATGACAGTTGGCATTACACGTCTGATCACTGGTAGGATCACACGGTTAAGTGTCGCTACGTTACCCGCAGAAGTAGCACCAGCAGTTGCACTCTCTGACAAATACTTGCGTGTATTTTCAAGAGTGGTGTCCATTACTGCTTTTTTGTTGCCTCCAAGGCCCTCGAGCAGAGCACTTTTAGTCTCTGTCCAGCGACTTTCTAGTAGTTCTGACATAATTATCTCCTTATTATAATCCAGCTAGACGTTTAATGTCAACGACATTGTGGTCTACTGGTTTGATTGAACTATTATTTCTATTGCCTGTTATTTCTTTTGCCTCGGTGATTTGTGCCTTCTGCTTCGCTGGACTATGACCATCAATTACTGATGGTAGGTATTTGTCAAATTGTCGACGTAGTCTACTAGTTTGTACCGACTCCAGTAAGTCATTCATGATTGAACGTTGTTTTCTGCTTAGTGGCGTAGTCAACTCATTCATAATAGCTATGCGTTCTTTGGATTCAAGTAAACGCTTTACTTCAGCGTCTTTTGATTCTGCTATAGTTTTAGCTTTTACTGCAAGTATTTTTGCAGTATCAAGCTGTTTATTTTTAGCTTCAAGAACTTTTAATAGTTTTTTGGTTTCGGACGATTCACTAAGATGTGAATTTAAATATTCTGAAGAAAATGCTTCAAATATTTTGCGACCGAAATCGTTTTTACGTGCTACTTCAATATCTTCTTTGAGTTGGCTAATTTCAGATGTTAATCCGTTGTTAACTGTTCTCTCAACTGCTTTTGCACTTCTTTCAACAAAGGTTTTCTTAACTTTGTTGAAGTGAACCTTAGCTTCACGTACTAAACGTACTTTTGTTTCTGCTAAGTCTTTCTTATCTTCTTGGAATTCTGCAATTTCATTCGCAAGTTGATCTACAATAAATTCTTCTAGAATGGTAAATTTGTTTGCCATTCCTTTTTGATCTTCATGTAGGTCTGAAATTTCTTTAACAAGAGTTTTGCTAACAAATTTCTTTAGAAGATTAGAATTTTCTCTCATAGCTTTAGCATATTTTGCTTTAGCTTCTGAAAGTTGTAATTTATCTTCATGGAATTCTGTCATTTCTTCTGATAGCTTTTCGCTTATCATTGAATCAATTGCTTCAACCATAACACCTTTATCGTGTTCGTACTTTGAAGCAAATTCTTCTCTTAGTTCCGATGCAACACTAAGACGATTTTCTTTTATCTTAGTATCCCATGCTTCTTGTATTTCAGATTTCATTTGCTCTGTAATTGCTTCACTCTCTAAAAGGGATTTTATTGGGTCCATATTATTCTCCTTTATTGGAGCCTGCTTATTATATTTAATAAGCTCTCTGCAATATATTTCTGTGCCTTTTTGTCGCCTGTTACTTCTTTACTTGTTATAAATGCCTTATACCCACCTTTTTCATTCATTAGATGTTCATATATTGGTGTTGGATAAGCACCTGGTGCGCTCGGTTGAGCTACAACATCTACAGTGATTATCTCAAATTCGCTTACTTCGCCATTGCCGCTTTCGCTAACATTGCCGGAGCCTCTTGATGAGACACCTAGTTTAACTTGTGCTTCAAGCATTGTTTTAACTAGTTGTCCCATCGGAGTAGGTAATACCTTTAGTTTACCATAACCATTTGCACCGTCCATCCACATTTCTGTGACCATATGGCACACACGGTCGATATTAATATTAAGTCCTTCAGGATGATCTACTTCACCAAGAACTGAATAACCACCAGCAATTTGCTCATTGAGTGTGGTGACAGCCCTACTAATTTCATTTACGGGATATACACGCTGATTTGCGTTGCGTACTCCGCCTTGAATGCAAATGCCCTTCATATAAAGGTCTTTGCCTTCGTTAGCAGACTCAACGACAATTTTAGCCTGGTCGAAACTCATATGTTCACGTAAGTAGCTCATTCGTAATTCCTTAACTTATTTGCCGCTTCGAGTCAATGACTTTTTATCCGCAGCATTCTCTGGCTTGCCCTTTTTCTCAGCGCCGTGACCAGGTTCGTTTTTCATGCCTTTTTTGGCACTCATGCCGCCTGGCTTATTTCTATTGCCTGCGTCATCCACTTTTGGGCCAGCAGCTTTGCCACCGTTTTCAGTTGCACCTTTTAAGATGTTAGCTGATGTTCCGCCCATATTATTTGGTTTTGCTACTATGCTTTTTGAATTTGCGCCGTTGTCGCCACCTGATGGTTCTGAAATCTTTTCAACATATTCACGCATTTGCTCTGTTGCTGATTTAGCAACTTCGTCAACTTCCTCTTCTGATTCGTCAACTTCTTCGTCAGACTCTTCAAATGCATACGACTCTTCAGTTTCGTCATCATCCATATCATCGTCGGCTTCCATA